ATTGGCCAATTATTAATTAACTTAGGACTAATCGAAGACTCGCTTGAAAAATGGGTTACCGAAGAAGCTACTATCTTAATTGATCAAGGCCTACCGCCGGAAGAATGTTTATACTGGACGTCAATGTATGACGAAAACGAAGTATTATTAGAAACTCCTAAAACGAGACTAGTTGCTACGTTAACACCAGAGCATATAAACAACATTATCACATTTATGTATAACTATGGAGGTAGGATCTCACCAGATATGCAGAAAGCATTTGATAATGTTTTATTAAGCAAATCACCGCCAGAAGAAGAGCTTCTAATGGCAGCATAATACAAATCATATCAGATTTTATCAGAGCAATCAATTTAAACTTTAAAGTAAAAAGAAAATGCTGATAGAACTAGATTTGGACGAGGCCAAACGCCTCAAAATAACGACAAATCAGTTTATGCTTATTAAATTTATAGTAGAAAAAATCAATTTTAGTGCATACCAAAACACAATAAATATAGTTGATTCAGACATTTTAAATCTAATAGACAAAAATATACTAACAAAAGAATCGGTATACAACGAAATGGACATATCGAGTCTAAAGATAACCGAGGAATTCGAGAATAAGTTCAAAACCAGGAACTTCTTTGACGAGTTCTACGAATCATATCCAATATCGACAAGCAGACCAGATGGAATGAAAGACTATCTGAGAGGAGATGTAAGTAGATGCAGAAAAGCCTACGAAAAGATCGTGGGGAAAAGTAAAACAAAACACGAACACATTTTAGACTGTTTGAAATTCGAATTAACAACTCGAAAATCAAGTGGGTCGATGGGATATATGAAACGAATGTCTAAATGGCTACTTGCAGAAGAGTGGCTATTATATGACGAGTTTCTAAAGGACAAAAAAGTCCAACATACAGCAGAGAAAATATATGGAACAGAAATCGACTAAAGTTCTGAACTATAGACATATCTCTTCTGCAACCAATGAAATTGTAAAGTACATAAAGGATAGAAGAGAGAATAAGGTCAGATCACTAAGAACGAGATGGTCTAAATTTAATCGACTAGCAATGGGAGGAATCGAGCCAAATGCAATCTACGCAGTAGCGGGCATATCAGGCTCCGGTAAATCTTCCTTTGTAAATACCCTTGAAACTGATTTAATAGATTTAAATCCACTAGAAGATGTAGTAATGCTATCATTTTCCTTTGAAATGTTAAGCTCTCGCCAAGTTGGTAGAAAGATATCATATAAATTAAAGAAAACAACGTCAGAATTATATTCCGCCTCAGACAAAGGCCTAATAACCGAAGAAGACTTCACAGGCGTTGAAAAGGTAGCACAGCAAATAACCCAGTATCCAATATATTATGTGGACTCTGCGGGTAGTGTGCAGGAAATAGAAAACACAATCAAATTTTTCCAATCAACTATAGCTAAAAACAAATGGCTAGTAGTAACAATAGACCATACACTATTAATACGTGGGTCTTCTGGAGAATCGGAAAGAGCGATAATAGTGGATTTAGAAAAATCATTAATAGAAGTAAAGAAAGTTGGCAAGACTTCTATAATACAAATTTCTCAAATGAATAGAGAAATAGAACGGCCCGAAAGGCTGAACAACTCGGGAATGCATTATCCTCAACGAAGCGATTTATCGTCTAGTGATGCAGTTTTCCAAGGTAGCGACTACGTAATTGTAATACACAGGCCTGAACTACTCGGTTTGATGTCGTATGGCATTTACAATCTCCCCGTCAAGGATTGCGTATATCTACATTTTCTCAAAAACAGAGAGGGAGATTTAAGAATATTGAAATTTATCAATGACCTTAAATTTAACAATTTGAAAGAACCGGATGAGGATTCGGAAAAAGCCCAACAATCACAACAACAACTCGAATTTAAAAAATAAAAACCATGACATATAATAAATCTTTTGCGGTAACAATTCCGAAAGCAAACGTAGATCCTTATCTTATTTACAAACAAGCATTGGTCAATAAATTGATCGAAAAATATCCACAATTAACAGTTGCTGGATTGGATGCTCCGTTTTATACCACAGGTGGTGTAGAGATTAAAGGAATCAACTATGCAAAACCGGGCCACACTATTACGTTTGGCACCTCAAAATCATTCGACGTCAATTGGGTTAAAAACAATAACTTCCTGCAAGGTAACGTTCCTGTGCACGATCTCAAAAATGAGTGGAACACAGTAATGGACAAGCTGGAAGCATTCGCTGAAGCTCGCAAGCCAAAACAATCATACAATCCATATATCAGAACATACTCAAGTGGCTGCAGTTGTTTCAAAAGCAACATGCCAGCAAACTATGTGTATGTAGCCGGTAATTTAGTTGAAATTTACGATAATTTCATTAAAGTTGGATACACGATTATTCCACGCTATGCAAAACCTGAAACGTTCAGTAGATACACTAGTTATCAATTGGAAACAATTAAAACTATCGTAGTTACGATTAAATCAGCGTTCTAATAGTAATATTATGACATGAAGGTTTCAGACAATATCAAATAATTTCAAATTTTATCAGAAAAAATATATCTTCGTGTTATTTAAACAAATAACACATGAGCATACAATTACCTACAATAAAAAGTATACCTAAAGTATTAAACCCGCGATTCTTAATTTTGTTTGGAAAGCCAAAAACTGGAAAAACAACATTATTGTCAACCCTAGATAACTGCTTAATCGTAGATTTAGAGGGAGGATCGGAATTTCTAGAAGCAATGGCCGTTCAGGCTAGAAGCGTCGCAGATTTGGGCGAAATTGTGAAGGCAATCAAAGCAAAAATTGTGGAAACAGGAACTAAACCATATAAATATATAGCAATAGACAATGCTACCAGATTAGAAGACATGTGCTTGCCATATGCCGCTAGTTTATACAAACAAAATCCTATAGCGAAGAACTGGACTGGAACTGATGTGAGAACATTAGAAAAAGGTGCAGGTTATCTTTACTTAAGAGAAGCCGTTAAGACGATAATAGACGAATTCAGAAATTTGACCGATCATTTTATTTTGATTGGGCATACGAAAGATACGCTAATAACGAAAGACGGACAAGAATTGTCAGAAATGCAAATAGATTTAGTGGGAAAACTTGGAGACATAGTTTGCGGAGAAGCAGACGCAGTCGGATATGTATACAGAAAAACAAACGAGACTTTAATTTCGTTTGAAGGAGGAGTAAATTCAGTTAGAGAAGCAAGAGCGCCACACTTAAGAGGACAGAAAATAGTAATCGCAGATTCCAACACGGAAAATGAGATAACTACCTATTGGGATAAAGTGTTTTTGCCAAGTAACGATTAAAAAGATATAAATTATTATATTTAATACAAATAACGCTTTTGATTTAAAATCGAAAGACGTTTCATTTCTGGGCGCTGGTATACATGAGAATGTAGAATTCGCTGGAGTAAGAAATGAAAAATCAACAAACGGTAATCTATTCATTGAGTTCAAATTTGTAAAGGATGGCGCTGCTTTAACACAGACCGAATATATCCCTACAAAATTCAACGACCAGACCGATGCTGAGTTTGCTGAAAAAGCAAATAAACAAGCCGCAAGAATATTGCAGATAATGAGTGTATGGTATACAAAGGATCAGTTGAGTAATTTCTCATACGATTCATTTGAAGCCTTCTTTAAATGGGTAACTGATTTAATGAATGCGGTTGACAAAACCAAATTAGTTAGATTAAAAATTGTCTATGGACAGAATGGTTATACCTCATTACCTAAATACTCTGTATATACGTTTATTGAATCAATGGAAATACCAACAGAAAAGAGTAAAATCGCGAAGTTGGCAATTGATTTATTCGAAAGACCTGTATTAGGTGATAAAGAAAATGCAGAAAAATCTTCAGCAGAAGTATTTACAGCAACACCGACAGTCGCCAATAACGATTTGCCGTTCTAATAATTGAATAGTATGAACACAAACGTCATACTTAATCCAAAAACAAACAGAATCGAAAAAACCGATATCTTATCGAAGACGACAGAATATGCCATTTTCGCTAAATATATCGGTAATTTCAAGATTGGTCATATATATAACAGTCCTCTAAGAGACGATAAAAATCCGTCTTTTGGAATATTTGTTAGCAACAAGACCGGGGCCTTACTTTACAAAGATATGGCCAGTGGTGATTGTGGAGACGTTTTTAATTTTGTAAAAAAATACAAAAACTTATCAACATACAGTGAGACCTTAAAGATAGTCTTTGACGATATGTCAATAGAGTCCTTATCGGATAATATGACAGATAAGAAGAGAACTTATCAAGCAAAGGAAAAACACATAGCTGTAGTCAGAAAGCCATTTACGCAAGTAGATAAGGAGTTCTGGGAACAGTTCTGTATAACAGCAGATACATTGAAATTATACAAGGTAGACCCTATACAAAAATACCTAGTTGACAATTTGGTAAAATCCAAATATGAAAACGATAACCCAATGTATTGCTATAAAGTATTTAACAAGTTTAAAATTTACAAACCGTATGAAACGAAGCTAAACAAGTGGAGAGGAAATCTTAGCGCACTAGACATATTTGGATTTGAGCAATTGCCCGAATCTGGAGACTTATTAATTATTACTAAGTCTTTAAAAGACATTATGGTGCTAAAAGAATTGGGATATAATGCAGTTGCTCCTTCGAGCGAAAGCACTATCATACCAAAAGCGGTTATAGACAATTTAAAATCAAGATTCACAAGAATATTAGTTTTTTATGATAGAGATAAAACAGGAATGAAATTTGCAAGGCAGTTATGCTCTGAATATAATTTCCATGCGATCTTTATAAATAAGAAACACAAAACAAAGGACATTAGTGATTTAGTCAAGAAAATAGGATATGTGAAAGCATTAACTGTCCTTGAAGAAATGATTAATTAAACAGAAGGGCATTAGCTCGGAAGTTAAGCATTAGAAATAGTGTTACAGGAGCGAGACCTGTATGCCCGACTAGATAGGGGCAGAGAAAATAAGTATTATTATTAACAAATTTACAAATTATATCAAATGATTATCAAAACTGATAACAAAAATACATATTTGATTACCCCGGAAGAAATTAATAACTTCTTCGGTATCAAAACCAACAAACTTGTTTTAATCGACAAAAACTCTATGGAATTCATTATTGAAGATAGCGGTAAATCGCTGACTGATGGTTCTTGGGGAGAAGAAAAATTGGACGGACGTAAGTTCCGAAA